AAAAAGCCGCAGAAGAGTCTGAAAGACTGGACGAAACAAAAGTGGAGGACTAAGAGTGGAAAGCCCTCCACTCAAGGGCCGAATGCTACTGGTGAACGCTATTTACCAGAATCAGCCATTAAGTCGCTATCTCCCTCCGAGTATGCGGCTACTACAAGGGCAAAACGGGCTGGTAAAGCTCAGGGTAAGCAGTTTGTTAAACAACCAAAGCGAATTGCAAAGAAAACAGCGAGGCATAGAACATGAGTAGTGACAAGAAAAAAGGTATGACCAAGGCTGAAATGCTTGAAGATGCAGAGTTAGAAGTAAACCTGCCTTCTAAATACAACAACCCTAAGCCCGGTTCTACAGAAAGACCTATCCCTAGAACAGCTAGGCGCAATTTTATTAGGGACTACGTTATGGAGGGTGACGGGCCTGTACCTAAAAAATACGTGGACTACGCAGAGCAAGAAGCCAAAGAAGCGGCTGATGAAGAGCGTCGAGAAACCCGAGGTATGAAAAAAGGTGGCGTCGTAAAGGCTAAGAAAACCGCTCCCAAGCGTCGTGGTGATGGATGTATTACCAAGGGGCGCACTAAAGGAAGGATGGTGTAACTATGGCTAAAAAGTTTCCTGATTTGACCGGTGATGGTGAAGTAACTAAAGCTGACATCCTCAAGGGTCGTGGCGTGGGTATGAAAAAAGGCGGTTCAACTTCTAAGTGGATCCAAAAGGCGATTAAAAAGCCCGGGGCCTTGCGAAGTTCTCTTGGTGCGAAAAAAGGTGAGCCTATCCCGGCAAAGAAACTTGCCGCCGCCGCTAAAAAACCCGGCAAGATGGGACAACGGGCACGTCTGGCTCAAACTTTAAAAGGATTTAAGAAGTGACCACTTCTGGCGTTGCCAACTTCAACATGGAGTTTACTGAGATCGCCGAAGAGGCGTGGGAGCGTGCTGGGCGTGAGATGCGTTCAGGCTACGATCTGCGAACCGCAAGGCGGTCCATGAACTTGTTAACAATTGAGTGGGCTAACCGGGGTATTAATCTTTGGACCGTTGAGCAAGGCGCTCAGGTACTGACAGCAGGAACATCCACATACACGTTACCAGAAGACACTATCGACCTTCTTGAACATGTTATACGTACCGGGACAGGTAGTAATCAGCAAGATCTTGCTATATCTCGTATTAGTGTTTCTACCTATGCCACGATTCCTACAAAGACTTCTACGGGGCGACCCATTCAGCTTTGGGTTCAAAGGCTACGAGATGCACCAACAGTCACACTGTGGCCTGTACCGGACGATTCACAGCCCTACACTTTGGTGTACTGGCGTATGAGGCGCATTCAAAACGCAGGTTCTGGCGTTGAAACTGCCGATATGAACTTCCGTTTTTACCCCTGTTTGGTGGCAGGTCTGGCGTACTACATCGCCATGAAAGTGCCCGAATTGGCTGAACGGATCCAAATGCTTAAAGCTATTTACGACGAACAGTTCAATTTAGCGGCGGGTGAGGACCGGGAGAAGGCTTCTGACCGTTTTGTTCCTAGAATTGGCAACATATCATGACAAATCGGTTTACCGCTGGGCATAAGGCGATCTCGGAATGTGATCGTTGCGGTCAGCGTTACCTGTTAAAGCGTCTGAAACCCTTGGTTATACGCACCAAAGTGACCAATATTCTGGTCTGCCCGCAGTGTTGGGAACCCGACCAGCCACAAAACATGCAGGGGATGTACCCCGTTGAGGATCCACAGGCCATTCGTAATCCTCGACCTGACTTAACAGCCTACCCCGGATCGCCCTCTAGGGATATTCAATGGGGCTGGAATCCTGTAGGATTCAATAACGTGTTAAGACTACCTGTACCTGATAACTTGGAAGCACAAGGTGGTGTCGGGAGTGTAACTGTAACAATTTCTTAGGAGTTTTGTGATGCAATATAAACAACCTCAAAAAGTACCTGTACCCAACACGGCTGGATACCCCAACAATGTACCCAATACGCAAACTGTTAAGACTCGTGGTACGGGTGCGGCTACGAAGGGCACAAAGTCTTCTAAAAAACTGGGATAAAAAGTGAATTACGCCTCGCTTAAGATCAACATCCAAGACATCTGTGAGAATGAGTTCACAGATGACCAGCTTGCGATGTTTACTCAGCAAGCGGAACAGAAGATTTATTCGTCTGTTGACCTGCCCGCACAGCGTTTTAATGACACGGGTGTGTTGACAACGTCTAATCAATACCTTGCTACTCCTGCGGATTGGCTTTACGTCTATTCGTTAGCAGTAGAGGACAACGGCACATATCACTATTTACTTAACAAAGACGTTAATTTTATTCGTGAAGCTTATCCTTCAGCGGTTTCTGAAGGTCGGCCCCAGCACTACGCTATTTTTGATAAAGACACGTTTATTCTTGGGCCTACACCGGATGACGCCTATACCGTTGAGATCCACTACAGTGCTTACCCCGAGTCCATCGTGACGGCGGGTACGACGTGGCTTGGTGATGAGTTTGATTCAGCCCTTCTTAACGGTGCTTTGATTGAGGCCGTTCGTTTTATGAAGGGTGAGCCTGACATCATCGCTAATTATGAGAAGTTGTATCTCCAGTCCATCACTCTGTTGAAGAACTTGAGCGATGGCAAACTGCGTCAAGACATGTATCGCAGTGGTCAGCCAAGGACAAAGGTGTCGTAAATGCTGGCATATTTAGATAAAATTCAAGTAGCAACCACGGAAAATCGTGGATTTACGCCTGAAGAACTCGCCCAAAGGGTTGCGGATAAAATTATCTCTATTGGTGAGCAATCTCACCCAGTTGTACGAGAGCAAGCCCATGCTTTTAAAAAGCATATTGAACTTGTGGTGGCTCATTACCTTAGAGAGGCAGTGGCTCAAGATCGAGTCACACTTGCAAACCGTTTACGAGAAGCGGGGTATCCTGATCTCGTAACCCTTTTGGAGAAATAAAATGGCTTTTACCGGAAATTTTCTTTGCACAAGCTTTAAGCAACAGCTACTTGAAGGCGTTCACGACTTTCGTAATTCGTCAGGCGATACGTTTAAGCTTGCGCTTTACGATAACAATGCAACGTTTACTGCCGCCGCAACCGCTTACACTGTAACGGATGAGGTAGGTGATTCGGGTACATACGCCGCTGGCGGTGGATCTTTAACAAACGTCAATCCAACAACGTCGGGTACAACGGCATTTACTGATTTTGCTGATCTGAGCTTTACCTCAGCAACGATTACAGCCTACGGTGCGCTTATTTATAACAGCACACCGACCCATACGTATACCAACCCTGCTGTTTGTGTCCTAGATTTTGGTGGGGCGAAGTCCTCCACAAACGGCACATTCACGATCATCTTTCCGACCGCAGACGCTTCTTCAGCAATCATTCGTATTGCTTAATAGGAATAAAATGTGGCAGATGCTCGTGTTGCCTACCAAGGCTGGGGTGCAACGGGAGTCGCTTGGGGCGACGATCCTTGGGGCGAGAGTCTTGGCCTTGACATCCCAGCGACAGGAGCCGTTGGGTCTGTTGCCGTCACGGGTGACGCAAATATTACCGTTACCGGCGTTCAAGCGATTGCTTACGTTGGAGTGGCTGAAGCCACAGGTAGCGCAGAAGTTAGTGTCACAGGCGTTGAAGCAACCGGCGAAGTTGGCTCCGTTGATGTCGCAAGTAATGCAGATGTTGAGGTTACAGGTGTTGAAGGCACGGGCGCCGTTGGTACTGTTAATGTTACGGCTGGAGCAGATGTTGACGTTACAGGACTTGAAGCCACAGGTGCTGTTGGCACGGTTTCGTTTGTCACTGAAGCCAATGTTGAGGTTACAGGCGTTGAAGGTACAGGCGAAGTTGGTACCGCAACAGCGGCGGCTGGAGCCGATGTTGATGTTACGGGCCTTGAAGCAACAAGTGCAGTTGGGTCAGTTACAGTTACAGGCAGTGCTGTCGTACAAACAACGGGCGTTTCTGCAATTGGTCGAGTGGGCACGGTTACCACAACAGGTGAGGCAGACGTTGACGTTACAGGGCTTGAAGCTACGGGGGCTGTTGGAACAGTCACGATTGCAAGCAGTTCGTCAATTTTGGTTGTTGGAGTCCAAGGTCGGGGGCGGGTTGGCACGGTTGTGGCGGCGGCTGGAGCAGAAGTTAGCGTCACGGGAGTCTCAACGACCGCCGTTGTGGGCAACGTATTTGTATGGGGCGCAATAGATGACAATCAAGATCCTAACTGGCAAAATATCAGTGACGCACAGAATCCCGGGTGGACTCCCGTCAACGATGCAAATTCGCCAAATTGGGAACCAATAGCGGCATAAAGGTGAATAAATGGCAACTCAATACACATCCATATTAAAACTAGCCCTCCCGGTTACTGGCGAATTATCGGGGACGTGGGGCGACGTTGTTAATGACAACATCACATCGATGGTCGAGCAAGCCATTGCTGGGCTTGCAACAATTAATTCTTGGACGGCAAACGCCCACACACTGACCAGTGCTGACGGTACAACTTCAGAATCTCGTTGCGCTATTTTGGTGGCTGACGATGATGGTGCGGGTAACCCCTCTGCGGCGGCTGAAATTATTTGCCCAGCCGCAAGCAAGCTTTACGTCTTAAAGAACATCTCTGGACAACAAGTTACTCTTAAAACATCCGGTGGTTCAGGTGTTGCAGTACCTAATGGTGATATTGCCTTCTTGTTTTGTGATGGCACCAATGTTGAGGCTTGCGTAACGACTATCGTTAACGGACATATTTCTGGCAACTTAACAGTTGATGGCAATACAACGCTGGGTGATAGTGCTTCAGACACGGTAACCTTTAATGCAGACATCGCTTCGACGATGTTGCCCTCGGCAGATAACACTTACGACTTGGGTTCCTCAGGAGCCTCGTGGAAAGATCTTTATGTTGATGGGACCGCCTACCTCGCCTTGGTTGATATTAATGGTGGGGCGATTGACGGTGTAACGCTGGGTACGAACTCGGCTGTGACTGAGGCCCAGATTGACAACATCAATATCAATGGCAACACGATCTCCTCCACTGATACGAATGGAGACATCACTCTTGCGGCAGACGGTACGGGCAACATTAACTTAGATGCTGATACGGTTCGAGTCGGTGATAACAATGCCAACGCTACGATAACCACTAACGGTACGGGCGATCTAATTCTTAATACCAACGCCGGAACAAACTCTGGCACGATCACGATTGAAGATGGTATTAATGGCAACATTGATCTCACACCTGACGGTACAGGTGAAGTTAATATCTCTAAAGTAGATATTGCCGCAGGTGAGATTGACGGCACAGCAATCGGAGCAAACTCTGCTTCAACAGGTAAATTTACCTCTGTTACAGATACGGCTTTGACATCGGGCCGAGTGCCTTATGCCACAACGGGTGGTGAGTTAACAGACTCAGCCAACTTAGCTTTCGATGGGTCAATTCTTACGGTTGCTTCCAGTGTTTTAACCACGACGGACATTAACGGCGGCTCAATTGATGCCGTGACATTGGGCACGAACAGTGCAGTTACCGAAGCCCAGATTGACAATATCAACATCAATGGCAACACCATCTCGTCAACCGACACAAACGGTGATTTAAACCTCACGCCCGACGGAACGGGTAATCTTGTTTTAGATGGGTTAAATTGGCCTCAATCTGATGGCACTGCGGATTATGTGCTAAAGACAAATGGTTCTGGTCAGCTTTCATGGGCTGAACAGTCTGGTGGTGGTGGTGGAATTATCTACACCAGAAAGACCGCAAACTACACAGCCGCACCTGATGAAGGCATTATTGCTGATACCTCAGGCGGTTCATGGACCTTAACTTTACCTGCTACTCCCTCTGTTGGCGATGTTGTTGTAGTGGCAGACGGTGCTGATTGGGGCACAAACAATCTTACAATCGGAAGAAATGGTTCTACGATTGAGGGGGTAGGAGAAAATCTTACCTGTGATATTGGAGGTGTTTCAATAACCTTTATTTATGATGGGACGACTTGGCATATCTATGTTCAAGCAGGTATTACCCAAACAGGCGGAATCACAACAGGTAAGGCCATCGCCATGGCTATCGTTTTTGGATAAGGAAAAATTATGGCTAACCCAAATATTGTTAACGTCACCGCAATCTACGGTAACACCTCAAGCAACCTGATTACGTCAACGGCAGATCCGTTTGCCACGGCGTTAATCAACAATCAAACATCAACCCCTAACAGGGTTTTTAAGGTGAACTCAATCATCGCCGCTAACGTGGATGGTTCCAACAACTACGACATCACAATCAAGATCTTTCCTGAAGATGACCTTGGTGGAACCGGTACGGCGATAGCGTCAACGATCACGGTTCCTGCGGATTCCTCGGTGGTGATTATCGACAAGAACACATCGTTCTACCTGCTTGAAGATCGGTCAATTGGTGCCACGGCGGGGACTGCGAACAAGATCGTGGTGACCTGCTCTTGGGAGGAGATTAGCTAATGGCATACCCAACCCAATCGTCGGCTTCGGGTATCTGGAGCCTAAACGAAATAACTAAGGCTTTGCTCGGCGGTGACTGGCCCACTGTCTCTGTCCCACTAGAGTACCTCGTCATCGCTGGTGGTGGTGGGGGTGGTGCTTTAGGTGGTGGCGGCGGTGCAGGTGGTTACCGTACCAACTACACATCGTCTGGCCCTACCCCTTTACCTAAACTTTCTGGCGGCGGCGGTGCGATTGAATCTGCTCTGACAATTACAACGGGTGTTGCTTACACAGTCACAGTAGGTGCTGGCGGCAATAAAGGTGTATTTGGGTCTACTGACTCTGGGAGTGGTAGTAACTCTGTTTTTTCAACAGTTACTTCCATTGGCGGTGGCCGAGGTGGGTGTGCTGGGTTTGTTTCTACAGCGTCAACCGGCGGGTCTGGTGGTGGCTCGGCTGCAACAACTGGAAATGGCAGTGGCACTACGAGTCAAGGTTATGCTGGTGGTGTTGGATTTGGGTCATCCGACTACGGCAAAGGCGGCGGCGGCGGTGCAAACGCAATAGGCTTAGATGGAACGAGCAATTCAGGCGGTAATGGCGGTGCTGGTGTTTACTCAGACATCACTGGATCTTCTACCCAACGGGCGGGTGGCGGTGGTGGCGGTGTTTATTATTCAAATCCAGCAGGCACTGGCGGTGCCGGTGGTGGTGGTGCCGGCGGTGCAAACGGTGCTGTTGGAACCAACGCCACATCGTTAACAGGTAGTGGTGGTGGCGGCGGTGGATCAGATGGAGGAAACCTAGCAGATGGCGGTAACGGCGGCTCTGGTGTCGTAGTTCTCCGAGTACCCGATTATGTTGCCGCAGAGTTCTCAAGTGGTGTTATGGCCCGTGCTTACTCTGTGTCTGGCTACAACATTTATGAGGTTCAGGAGACCACGACAACTGCTGAGACAGTGACGTTCTACCCCAACGCTTTCCTTGCTGAGTACCTTGTGGTTGCAGGTGGAGGTGCAGGGGGTGGTGGGCCAGTCGCTGCAGGTGGTGGTGGCGCAGGTGGCTTTTTAACTTCAGACAATACTGTTGCATTACCAGTAACAGTTGGTCAGGCCTATCCAGTAATTGTTGGTGCTGGTGGTGCTAGTAGTGCTGGCCCGAATGGTCTTGGCCCAAGTGGTTCAGATTCACAATTCGCATCCATCATTTCTACTGGCGGTGGTGGCGGGAACGGATACAACGCTACTGCCTCACCTTCACCCGGTTCGCCCGGAGGCTCAGGCGGTGGTGGCGGTATGTCCCATGGCGGAGGAACCGCCGCACAAGTAGTTGGCGGGACAGGGAATTCACCATACAGAAGTCCATCACAAGGTAGTAATGGAGGGTCGGGATCAAATACAAATGGTGTTAATCATGCTGGAGGCGGCGGTGGTTCGGGTGGGGTTGGAGGAAATATTTCAGCGGCAGGTGGAAACGGCGGTACTGGAACTTCGTCATCGATTTCAGGTTCCTCGCTTTTCTATTCTGGTGGGGGCGGCGGCGGTAGTGCTTCCTCGGCAGGAACGGGAGGCTCTAGTGTCGGAGGCAATGGAAAACAATCAGGTGGACCAGCGGCAGGAAGCGGAACGACCAATCGAGGTGGTGGCGGCGGTGGCGGCTATGACTCTTATTCTGGAGGGGGTGCAGGCGGCTCTGGCGTAGTTATCATCAAGATCCCTGACACTCGCACGGCGACATTCTCGGGTGGTGTTACTAACACCCTGTCCACAGCAGTTGCTGGTTACAACATCTACACAGTCACAGAAACTACAACCACTAACGAAACGGTCACATTCTCATGAACAACACCGCAGAAGTTATACCCATGCACTCCGCACCAGAGGAGCGGCAGACACCAAACCCTGCTTGGGCTTTCAACCTCGACCCCGTTCACTCATGGGCCTACTGGGAAAAAGCATTTACCAAGGAGGAGTGTGAGCGCATCATCGAGATCGGCAATGACAGGACTCAGCGTCAAGCCAAGACTCGTGGTGAAGAAGCACAAAAGGTGCGGAAGTCGGAGATCGCATGGCTCTACCCATCGGACGATCTTGACTGGGCATACAGGCGTTTGACCGACATCATCATGGATCTAAACGGCAGGTTCTTTCAGTTCGATCTGTTTGGTGCAACCGAGGGCTTTCAGTTTACTAAGTACTCAGCACCCGGTGGAAAGTATGGTCGGCACATTGACTCAGCACCCGGCACTCTGATCCGCAAACTGTCTTTCACTTTGCAACTCTCAGAACCTGAAGACTACAAGGGCGGTGACTTGTGTTTGTATCTGGGTGACAAGGCTGAAGTGATGAAGAAGGACCAAGGCTTTGTTGCTTTGTTCCCCAGTTATGTTTTGCATGAGGTTAAGCCTGTTACGCAGGGAACCCGTTATTCGTTAGTAAGCTGGATCACCGGCAAACCGTTTAAGTAAGGAGAATCAACTTGGCACACTTCGCTCGTATTAAAAATGGAATCGTAGACTTCGTCACCGTTGGTCGTGATGACGATGAGAACCGTGAAGATGAATTAGCCCATGACGGGTGGATTTATCGCCGCACTTCTTACAACACCCGTGGTGGCGTTCACTACGGACCCGACGGTCAACCGTCTGCCGATCAAAGCAAAGCGTTTCGCAAGAACTATGCTGGAATCGGTTATATGTATGACGCTATCCGTGATGCGTTTATCCCGCCCAAGACTTTCAATAGCTGGGTACTGGATGAGCAGACTTGTCTTTGGAAAGCACCTGTCGATATGCCTGAAGATGCTGGCACAGGCGACCCACCAAAACGCTATCAATGGGATGAAACCACAACATCTTGGATGGCAATTGAGGAGTAAAACATGGCAACTTTATCGTCACTAGTCTTGCCCGGAGACGTTTTAACGGACGCAAATACAGCAACACTTACCAATAAGACGATTGGTGATGACCTTAAGTTTGCTGATTCGGATGAATCCAATTATGTAGCTTTTCAAGCTCCAACGACTATTGCTACCGATGTCACATGGACATGGCCTGACGCTGATGGTACTGATGGTCAGGTTATGAAGACAAACGGTTCTGGCGTTTTGTCATGGATCACACCTGCTACTGGTGGCGGTGGTGGCGGCACTTCAGTCACAGTTACACAGATTACTGCTACGGCTACTCAGACTACATTCTCTGTTACCTACACGGTAGGCCAGCTTAGTGTTTACTTGAACGGTGCGTTGCTTGCGTCTGCGGATTACACGGCTACAAACGGAACCACGGTGGTTCTAGCTTCTGGTGCGGCATCAGGAGACATATTTACTGCGTTGGCTTACTCCACGGTGGCAGGGCTTGAGATTGACTCGGCTTCACCTTATCTGACTGCGGTTGGCTCTGGTGCTGGCGCAGTCAACACGGGTGTAAACAATGTCTTTGTCGGGTTTGAGGCAGGGAACGATAACAGCACGGGTACGAATAACACCGCTGTGGGCTATCGGGCGTTGGATGCGAATACGACTGGTTTTCAAAATGTAGCTGTTGGTGCTAGCTCAATGACAGCAAGTACAACTGCTTCTTACAATACTGCGGCTGGTTATTGGGCGCTTGAGCAATTAACTACAGGCTCTTATAACACAGCATTTGGATGGGGAACGCTAGATAGTATAACAACTGGGGCAAACAATACAGCAGTTGGTTATGCCGCTCTGTATTCAAGTACCGCTTCTAACAACACCGCAGTTGGTTATGCCGCACTTAATCTAAACTCCACAGGCGCAGGCAATACTGCGGTTGGTTATTTGGCGTTAGATGCGAATACGACTGGAAGCGCAAACACCGCATTTGGTCGGGATGCACTATCCGCAAACACAACAGCAAATGATAACTCCGCATTTGGCGCTTACGCCGCCGCTAAAAGCACTGCTAGTGGGATAACCGCTATTGGTTATGGCGCACTATTTGAAAACACAACTGGAATTAATAACACCGCATTAGGTAATTCAGCCCTTCTCAACAACACCACAGGCTATGACAATACTGCGCTTGGCTATCAGGCGTTGGATGCTAATACAACTGGCTTGAACAATACGGCAATTGGAGTAAGTGCTTTAGGCTCCAATACAACCAGTAGCGATCATGTTGCCGTTGGAAAGGGTTCGTTAGCCTCTGTCAATGGCGGTGTCGGTAATGTCGCTCTTGGCAATTCATCAGGAACGTATATTACAACTGGTCAAAACAATGTTTGTGTGGGTCGTGGTGCTGGCTTAATTCTTACAACTGGAAATGAGAACACTTTAATCGGCAGAAGTGCTGGCGAATTTACTGGGCCAACTACAGGCAGTCGCAATGTCCTAATTGGTCTTGATTCACGAACATCTACAGGCGGTGGAAACAATCAAATCGTTATCGTTAGCGACGCAACCGCAATTGGTAAAGGTGATAACACGGGCTTTATCAAGCCCGGTACTGGTGGAATGTATCAAGGCAACAACTCATCGTCATGGTCTACCACTTCCGATCAGCGTCTTAAGAAGAACATCGTTGATAACATAGAGGGATTAGAAAAGATCAATGCTCTGCGTGTTCGCAACTTTGAATACCGCACAGAAGAAGAAATCACAGAGCTTGACCCAACTTGTGCAATTAAAAAGTCTGGCGTTCAACTCGGTGTTATCGCCCAAGAGATTCAACAGGTCTGTCCTGATTGCGTGAAAGAAGAATCCACGGGTGTTCTATCGGTTGATTCTGATAATGTTTTGTGGCACATGGTCAACGCCATTAAAGAACTCTCCGCAAAATGCGATGCACTCCAAGCTGAAATTGACACATTGAAAGGACAATAATGGAACTCACTCAAGAAGAAATCGCACAACATTATTCTGCCGCTATGGACTCGGTAAACCTTATCAATGCTGGTCAACCAGAGGGCATGAGTGATGAAGAATGGGCTGACTGTCTTGATCGCAATGTTGAACACTTAAAGATCATGCTTGCGAAAGACTTTTGGACGACTGAGGATTTGACACCGCTACAACAAGCGGCAGGGGTTTAATCATGGCTATTCCTCGCAACCTAGCGAACCTTGCACCAAAACTAAGTACGACAGGCGGTAGTTTTGCAACCACTATTGGCGTAGGTGCGGCAACCCCTGCCGCTTCTGGTGCTGGCATCACCTTTCCTAACACATGGCCCACACACGCATCTTCAGACGCAAACACGCTGGATGATTATGAGGAAGGGACTTGGACTCCCACTTATGGGTCAAGTGACGGAACAATTGTTTTAACTTATGCCCTTCAAATTGGTTTTTATACAAAGGTTGGCAATATTGTAAAAGCGGCGTTTGAAATCGTCGCAAGTAGTGCGGTCTCTGCTGGCCCAACATCAGGTTTTTTACAGGTGCGTGGCCTACCTTTTACATCAAAAGACAATAGCGGGAATTATGTAGACTCGGTTGCCATAGGTAATCTGGACGGTTTTACAGCCTACGGAACCTCTACAGCGCAAATGACTGGATTAGTGCAACCAAATGGAACATATATTTATTTTTTCAATGTTTCAAATGCGGTGCAAACTACTGGCCCAACTCCAGCGGCATTAAAAAACGGTTCTGAAATTCGGGCAACTCTAGTTTATACAGTAGGTTAATTATCTGCATTGGACTGATGCAGATGGACTCTAACGAAAGGAAACAAAATGGCAATTGAGAAACAAGTAGTAGTAGACCAAATCACAGTTTCAGAAAACGGAATTATTCTTTACCGTGAAGCAACAAAGATCATCGAGGACGGTGTAGAACTCACCAAGACTTATCACAGAACTTCATTGACCCCCGGTCAAGACCTCACAGGCCAACCAGCACAGGTTGCGGCTATTGCAAACACAGTCTGGACAGAGGAAGTTATAGCGGCATATCAGGCGCAACTCCAAGCAAGCCAACCCTAAAAACCCGTGAATGGATCCAATCACTGCACTCGCCACCATCTCAACCATTTGGGGTGGCATCAAGAAGGCTGTCGAAGTAGGAAGGGAGGTTTCCGACGTTTGGAGCCAACTGTCTGCTTGGGCGCAAGCCGCTGATGTACTTGAGCAAGTATCCGATAAACCTAAGAAACCACCGCTTTTTAAGAAGCTCAACTTTGGCGATGACACCAAACAAGCCTTTGATGCCTACGCCGCAAAGGTAAAGTTGCGTGAAATGGAAGCAGACATTCGGCACCAGTTCCTTTACGGTGGCCTTTGCCATCTTGGTATGGACGGTCTGCGCGAGTTCTACAACATTAGGCGCAAGATTCGTGAGCAACGCATTAAAGCTATTCAAGACCAGCGTATGCGCCAGCAGGCGTTTTTTGAGGCTTGCTTTGCAGGTGGGTTAATTATTGCTGGTGCGGCTGGGGTTATTAGTATCCTCTGGATGACAATTCAACTTAT